TTTCTACGTATATCTCTATCGTCGTCTACATCTTCGTCGAATGAGAATGTATCTTCCATAAGGAAGTTAATTTCTTCGTTATTTAAATGAGGTTTTGTTTGTTTGTAGAACTCGTGTAGTAGATCTTGATTGTCCATTTCACTGTAATCTTGATTAAGCTTTACATAGTCACTTAAATCTCCTCCAGTTTCGTCCATAAAGTCCATTAACTTTTGAATGTTTTCTGGTAATGGTTTTCCAGTAGCTTGGGCTTCCGCTATAGCTTCTTCAACCTTTTCTTCAACCTCTTCAACTTCCTCTTCAGTAATTTCTTCTAATACTGGGGTTTCCTGTGTTTCGGCTTCTGGTTGCGCTTCTGTTTCTTCAGCAACCTCGGCTACTGCTTCTTCGGGCTTTTCTTCCGCTACAACCTCAGTTTCTACTTTCTCTTCTGGTGGTGGGGCGCTTAAATCTACTTTTATAATGCTATCGTCACCAGCGGACTCAAATTTACTTTCATCAACCTTTTCAGTTGTTTCTTGCGTAATCTCTTCGACTACTTTTTCATTTTCTTCTTCCATAATATAATATAATAATAATTAATAATTCTAACTAGGGTCAAAACTACCTAAATCAAATCCGCCACCTAGTATATCATTACCTGCGGACTCAAAGTTTTTAGGTGGTTTACCACCATTTCTTTGTTCAATCATCTCGCTTTGTTGAGTTGCTTGAATTTTAGTTCTTTCGTCTTTTCTGTCTTCTTTTTCTTTTTCTCTACTTTTCATACCATCTACCTCAATACCTTTCAGCTGCATGTTAAATTGAAATTCTAATTCCATTAACTCTTTTTTATGATTAACTTCTTGCATCATTTTTTGAGTATCTAATTGAGATTTCATTGTCTCTAACTGCATTTTTGTTTGTGTGAGCGCTTGGTCTTTTTGCGTTTCTATTTGAGCGGCGGCTTGAGCGGCCTGAGTGTTAGACTGTGTTTGGGCTTGAATATTTTCTAACTGTAACTGCCTGTCTCTTTCTTGTTTTTTCTTTCTACGTATTTTAAGCAATTGATTAGCAAGTTTTATATTGTTAATCATCCTCAAGTCTATAGCATCTTCTAATTCTATATTTTGTTGCTGAAGTGCCATTTGTATGTTGTTTTCTAACATAGCTTTTTCTTCTTCATCCGGAGTTAACTCTAAAAATATACCAAAGTCATACAAGTGTAATTCAGACATTTCTTTTAACGTAGCAACGTTATGTGTCCCTATAGCTTGTATAAAAGCGTCTTTTGTTGGTGAATATTCAATAACATCAGATATTCTAAGTGACAAGCATTCTGCTGTTGACGAAGTTAAGAACAATCCAGCTTGTAATATGTGGCGGGTAGCCGT